TAGCCCGTCCTTATCATATATAATAGAATAATCATCTACAGTTAATTGAACAACTTTTGCATCCACCCCTGTGGAGCCACTTCCAGAACCATCTTTTAGAAAAGGTATAGTAACTGTTTGAGAATTCTGTAGATCAGTATTATCTTCATCTGACTCTTCTGTAATAGTAACTGTAAAGTCTAAGTCTGTAGCAACAAATACATCTACTTTGTCTAAAGTTCTAACATAAGTTCTCCCACTAGTAGGATTTTGAAAACTTGTATCAGCAGTTTGACTAATTTCTGAATTATCGAAGCCTGCTCCAGTTATTTTAAATTTAGGTTTAGTATATCCCGAGGCTGTTGCAGTAAGTACTAAATTAGTATAAGTAGTAGTAAGTACAGGAGTAGCATTAAAATTCAATAAATTTGGAGCAGCTTGTAAAATCGCAATTCGGCTACGAGAATATATGCTAGTATCTACAATTAATAGTGCAGGAGTGATTTTAAATGTGCCCGCATCCTTTCTTATTTGATATAGTATAGCATCATAATTAGTATCAAAAGTAAACCCCTGCTTCTTTATAGCGCCAGAAATAGCAGCAGTAAAGTTCCTATCTATAGTTAAAGAAGTATTTGATGAGATATAAGTTACTTTTGCTGCTTGGGTACTACTAAAATATATTATATCATCTATTTCATATTCCGATAAAAATGCCGTACCAGAGCCTACTACTTCACTAGCTCCGAGGCCAACTGTTACAGTTCCGGTTTTAGTAACAAAAGTACTCTCGGGAGTAGTATCCCCATCTCCAGTATCATACCAATATCCTATATTCAAATTATTTGAGGTAGAGAATACTGTATCTTCGTATTTAACTAGTCTAAGGGGGTCACTGCTATTACTAGCATCAAAAAGTATGTAGTGAGATTTAATATGTCCCTCTTCTACCCCCATCCCTGTAAAAGTTAAAGAAGCTACTGAGTCACAGTCTTGCGAATACCTATCAGCACTTCCCGTAGAGAATGAATGTATACGTAAAGGTGCGCCTGCAGTTGCTACAGACCATCCGGTAGTTTCTTCCGTCTTAAAAACCCCTGAAGAAGTAATAAGACTATTTGTGCTAATAACTCCACCTACAGGTATACCGTAGTGTCTATACAATTCTTTTAGTGCAGGATCTTTCACTTCAAAGCTAGTTATAACTTTAGAGGACTTAAATCCTTCATTACTTACAGTTTGTATACCTACTTGGTACTTACCTTTTCCTAGGGTTTCTTCAGTCGTATTAGTGCCTCCAGGCACTACTACGGGAGATTGAGCGCCTGGTACATTATGGTGGATATGATATTCGTTTAAATGTTCATAAACACTACCATCTGCATTAACAGGTGCGCTCCAACTAAGTTTTACTTTTTTATCTGTCATTATATAATCTCACTGGAAAAATTTGTAGGTGCTGGTACAAAAGGGCTAGGGGTTAACATAGTATCTACATAAGGCTGTCCGAAATCTATGTCAATATCATCGAATTTTTCATTATAGTGTTCCACAGCAGCTATCTCATACTTATTCTTACCACCTTCTTTAATACTAAGTATTTTATACATTTTTTTAGATGCAGCAGAAACTTGTCCTGTGCTTGTAACAGTTTCTTTTAATGCCCAAATAGTTTCAGCATTAGGGATAGCTGTAAAAGCAGTAGTAACCGTTAAAGTAGACACATTGCCAGACCCCGTATTGACTACTTGAGTTTCTACATGAGTATAAGGTGCCCAATTAATATGAACTATAACATTACTATCATCCTGTATATTAGATGCAGCTAGTATACCCAGGAATTATATCGCTTCTGGTATATACAGTTCCTCCAATAGTTGCAGTGTCTTGAGCTAAGAAAGGCACAGGAGCTTCTAAAAGAAGGCTCAACTCATAAGTACTTCCACTATTAAGTAGAATAGATCTGTCTAAAGGTATCGAAGTAGTGGAACGAGTTGTTCCCGTATTAGAGATCCTTCCACTGTACATTATATCATATCTATCTGCATCCTGTATATTTATAATATCCCCAGGAGTAATAAAAGTACCATTTATTGCAGTTGAAAAACTCACTACTTCTGATTGATTAATTGCTGTCCACAGCTTCCACCGTCCATACCTAGTGGCTTGGCCTATAGAGGTTGCTCCAAAGGCTACTGCTTCTTCTGAAATTATTTTACCCGTTTTTACAATATTTAGTTTATCTTCAACTAACAAGGCTTCTGGAACATAATCATTGTCTGGGTTATTCCAAGTTACTACGACTTGGTTAGACCGTAGCTTAGAGCCTGTCCCTTCATAATTAAAGCTACCGTCTATAACGTTGCCTTTTGTAAAATTATATACTGGATCTTTTGCTTGATCTACTACAGGTACTATTGTACCTTCTGACCAATATAGTATGCTTCTAAATGTAGTAGCCATATCTTTAAGTACTTTATAAGAATCAGTAGCTTTTGTTAAATAAATATTGGCTCTAAAACGTGGCTCTAGCCCTCCACTACCATCCGGTACTAGCTCATCACAATATCTAGCAATTCTATAAAGGGAATATTTATCTATATCCGAAGACTTTAACCAAGTCCCTAAACCATACCTAGTATTACTAATAATATCATAAAATACCCAAGCTGGATTATCTGTGTATGTAAGCCTACCCCTAAAGTTTCCATCCCAATCCTGTTCTACAGTAGCATGGATAGCGTCATTAGAAGGTATTCTTTTATGATTCGCGATTCCGTCACCCGCTTCTTCTCTAGTTACATAATTAGAGGGTACTCTAACGAGTCTACCTTTACATAAGTAAGATCGCTTAGGCACAGCATTAAAAGTTTCTGCATCTACAGTTACTTGAGCATATGCTGTCCAAGGGTGTGTCAACCTCTCTTTAGCAATACACACAATACCAGTTAGACTGGAGCTCAAAGATACATTATAGTCATTATCATAAGAACCACTTTGTTGGACGCCTGTATCATCTCTAGTAGCTTTGGTGAGCTTTAGTTTGAAATCTGTGAAGGGCTTGAATCTGTCTAAGTTTAGAGTTTCTTGGACGTAAAAAGAATTGCTCTGCTTTCCTACATGATAAAAGTATTCTCCGTTTGTCTTATAGTTCTCATAGCTTCCCATTCCAGAACCTTTATTAATAGCTATTTCAATTTTATACGCCTGTATACCGACATATGTACTGTCAGTGCTAGTACTCTTAGATATTAAGGCGGGATAACTTATTATTAGTTTAACTTCATCTATTTGACGAGCAGTAGAAGCACTGAGATTCATAGAGGCTGAAGTTTTTTCTATAGCTGTGCCTCCGGATGGATCAGGCCAACTGGTTCCTGAATCTGCATAAATAAAAGCGTCTGCATGAGAAGTAGTGATAGAAGTAGCACCAGACCCTCCGTATAAATCATTGATAGGTTCTTGAGTTAAAGTGCCTTTTCTAAATTGATATGAAAACCCTTTATATTTAGAAGTATTGCCAATAACACTATTAGTTGAAAAATTAGGGAAAAATTGAGAGTTTGATATATCACAACTAAAAGTGCCAGTGACAACATTTGTTGAAGAAGTTAATGTAACAACATTATTGCTTATAGTATTAATACTCAGGGCCCCATCCACAGATATTGTGTATTCCCCCGAACTTTTATCTACATAATAACTAGGCAAATTATTACCCGCTGGTACAGCTTTAACTACTGTTGAAGAAACTCGTTCTGTAATGTGTCCAATAAAATAGACTGCATCGCCTATTTTTAATGAAACATAGGGCTGATTTTCAGGGCTTATAGTAGTATCTTTTACCATCCAAGTTTCAAAAAAAGAACTAGCTGCTGTAATAGTTATTTCAGCATGAGTAGTAGTAGTATTTCTAGTAGCATTAGCACCCGCTTGAGTAGCTAAACCTAATATTCTTAAATATTTATTACCATTAGTACCACTTGCAGTAAAATCTGCGAGAGTAGCATTAGTAGCAGGTACAGTTGTACTCCCTGCAGTAAAAGCAAAAGAAGCTGGTCCACTAGATAAGGCTTGAGCTGCTTGACTCTCATCTGCTGCTGGATTACTATCTAGATATATAGAAGCGGCTCCTTTACTGAGACCAAAAATGGGGCCCTCTGAA